GTAGTATCTCCAGCTTTGATTTGAAGTGTAGCATCTGGACTAACTGTTCCTATTCCGACATTGCCGCCCTCAAGAATAGTCAGCCTTTCGGTGAGACCACCACCCCCATTAACTCTTGTCGATAGAGCCAATCCCGCTCCATAATGCCCAGCGGTAGCGTTCGTTTTCTTTGCTTCTATACTTCCGAATACTGTTCTAGTGGTGCCTTGATATACTCCCTCAAAATCAATCTCTCCACCAACACCCGCTGCTACTGAAGTTGTGTCACCAACAGTTACCACTCCATCAGCACCTTTCGGGCCAACGACCTCAAGCTTTGTCGATGGATTATCTGTTCCTATACCAAAATCGCCCTCTTTAGTAAGAACGGCTCTTGTAGTAGTCCCTGATTGGAAATAAAAACCACCAGTAGCCCTCAAAAACATTTGGGCAGCAGGAACAGTGACTATGGATGTATCAGTAGTGTTTAAAACAAGAGAGCTAGCAGAACCCCCTATTAGCCCAAGACTTGAGCTACCACCAGCGCCGTTTCGGACCTCAAGATCATAAGTAGTGAGACTATTTCTATTTATTCCAACACGATCTGTAGAGGCATCTACGAATAGAGTGTCTGTATCAACCGCTAGATCGTCACCGATTGAAATAGATGTTGTTGTAGTGTTTCCTCTGTCGGTAACAGTTTGTAATGTATCTGCTTCGGCAGCAGACCCCGTTGAGACTGGCACACCACTAACTAATAACCCCTGTGCGAACAGACCACTGGTTGGCACATGAACGCCACCAGCGAAATCCAAAGTGATAGTATGAGATCCGCTAGATATGTGATTTCGGTCTTGTCCATCAGCTAAAACGGTAGCGCCATCAATACCATCAGGTATTTGAGCTTTTCGACCACCTGCGATACTATAATCACCATTAACCTCATTAGCAAAGCCACCAATACTAGCACTATAAGCTCCAGAGATTGAGTTTCCTACGCCTCCTAAAATAGCACCCCCTTGAGGTGGGCCATGAACTACATTTGTCCCACCAGCGCCGACGAAACCAAGAGTAGCGGAGACTTGATTGTTAGTGCCTCCTACTATAGTCGCACCATCTCTAGAGCCAGTTATAATATTCCTATCTCCACCACCAATTAAGTTACTATTACCGCCAAATATTTTATTTTGAAATCCACCGACTATTGTAGATACTAATGTAGATCCAGTAATCAGGTTATCTTGTCCTCCTCCTAAGAAATGTGCAGTTCCTAAAAATATATCATTATTATCACCCCCTACTGATGTAGAAAAGTTTGTTCCTGTTACAGTAATACCAGAGCCTCCACCAATAAATCCAAACCCACATCCACTAAGCTGGTTACTCATTCCACCAGCTATCATGTTGAAGTCACCAGAAATCGTGTGACCACTACCACCTACAATTGCACAGCCAGTAGATAAAATTATAGAATCATAAGCTGATATGCTAGACTTATTATATGTTACGTCATAATCAGCGTTACTAGTTTTAGGATTGGTCCCGACAGTTAGCTTAGAAGGTTTGATAAGACTTGTTTGTCCATCTTCTGGGTCGAAAACAAACTTTTCATCAGAGCCAGCTTCATTCAAAATCTTTTGCTTACCGACAATCTCTAATCTAGAAGAGGGCGTAGGTGTTCCTATACCAACTCTATTATTAGTGCCATCTACAAATAATGCGTGAGTATCAGTATCGCTTTCGACTCGAAAATCTCTACTATCACCATTTTCATTAAAAACCGTGCTACTACAATCAGCTTGCATAGCATTTGTGCTACAAGCTTCAATTTTTACAGTATTAGTAGTAAAAGATATTTTAGTATCTGTATCGCCATCATGTCTTATAGAATCACCAACATCTAAAGTAGATCCTACTGTAATGCTATTAGTAGTGGTAGAGCCGCGATCTGTAACACTTTGTAAAGTATCAACATCAGTTTCAGAACCTTCTCCAGATACTAAATAAAGTTGACCAAAGGGGTCTGTTATTCTACCGCTTATTCCAGATCCTGAGTAGGTATTTGCAAATATAGTGCCCCCTTGAGAACCATCATCAATACTAAGTTTAGCATTAGGGCCAGAGATTGTTTGTTCTCCGCCGTTACCTAAGAAAAGTTCGTTGCCAACTGGTTTAGCTTCTATTCTGTATGGTCCAATAGAGAATATGTCAGTATCTATAGCTACATCACTCTGGGTTCTAAATTTAAAGTAAATGTCTTCTTCTACATTTAAATTAGATTTATTATAATTACCAAAATCACTAGGATATAGTCTTACATGTTGACCTTGTGTTTGATTTAAAGGAAAATCACCTAAGAAGTTTCCTCTTGTTAAATTAAAACCTGTTCCAGTATTAGAGGCGTAAACAGCTAAGTTAAGGTAGTTAGTATAACTAGGATCTTCGTTAAAGAATAACTCAAGATCAATAAATCCTGATACTCCAGTGTTGTTTAGGGTGCCTTGGCTGAAACCTTGTATTGCTTCATCTATGTCTGCTTGACTAGCTATACTGCCAGTTTCAATACTGACGTTGCCAGTAGATTGATTTAATTGAGATACTCCAGATGCAGTTACAGTTACCTCATTAAGTGACAAAGAGTTACCAAATAAGAAAAAGTCTGATGTATGACTATTACCATCACTATTAACAATCTCAGTTCTTATACCAAAATTTCTATTGTGATTCCCAAAAACATCTACATTATCTTGATGAGTAAACGTAAAAGTAGGTGATGTAGTGATTTTATAATCATTAAAAACTACTGAGCCATTTGAATCTAAAATACTTATTCTTGATCCACTAATAAAGTTATCAGCTGCTACTTGAGCAGCGGTTGTTAAAGGAACTCCCTCTCTATTAAGTATTTGACTTGATATTGTTACGTCACTGTTTAAGTAAACACCGCTACCTGTAGTTATCTTTGTTAAATCTCCAGTATCGACTGTGAAAATTGGTTGGAACTCTCTTATATTTTTTGTTTTAAAAGTTCCCTCATAATAACCGCTTGTGGAAATGTCACCAGCAGTTGTTCCTATACCTATTTTACCTGTAAGACTTGTGGCTCCTGCGCCCTCATAAACAGCGTATAATGCGCCACTATAAGTAGTGTCTTTTTGTATTAATAAAGTGTTAGTTCCTATGCCTACAAACCCAGTGCCTTCACCACGTATGTCCCCTATTGGCGTGGCACCACCTAACACAGTTCCTGTAGATGCTATGTATTCTTGAGCACCTACGACAAAACTAGGGACAATGGACTCTGCAATTGGGCTACCAATATCAGCTCTTGAAGCTACATGTAAGAATCTAACGTCCTTCCAATTATTAGCGGTAGCAGCGCTTCTATTTATACCACCAACTCCAGTTGTGCCAGTTGCGTGGTCAAAAGCTGAAGCTCCATATATGATAGCGCCTTCTTCTTTTGTGACTCTTAATATATTATAGTGCGGGTCACTCATTTTATAATATTGTTATCCTTTCAATAAATGATCTGTTGAAAATTAATGCATCATCATAAACTACAAAAATGCCTGAACTATCATACTCGGAATCAAAATAAGCGTCACTTGTATTATCTCTACCTTTGTTTCCTAAAGCATTTACACTATATCTAAAAGAGCCTACCTGTGACAAACCATTGAACTGAAATAAAGTATCTGTTGTGTTAGTGGTGGCTAGACCCCCATTCGGAAGATCTAACTTTACATTGTATCCTGTGCTGTTGCTAACTGCCACCCACTGTCCACTTATACTAAAGGTAGAATCTGCTTCATTAGGAACACCACTTGTGACAATACTTAATGTTGGAGCATCTAGTGTTTTATAAGTAACACCATTAATGGTTTGAGCAGTTTGATAACTAAAAGTATTTGCAGGGTTTTCTATGCTGATGTTATCTTCTATAAGTCTGTATTTACCTGTATCATATTTAGTAGCTGTAACTAAATATTCATTAATGTTTTCCTCCTGCATGGAGATTACTTTATATATAAAAGGGTTTGCGTTTTTTATTTGTAATCTAGCAGCACTACCTACTTTTATAGAATTTAATATTTCTGGTTTATCAAAACCTGATAGTAAACTTCCATAATCATTTAAACCTTCTGCTTCTAATTGTGAAGGAGTTGAAAATATAGTTGTAACATCTAGTGTCGCTAACTGATCTGGTCTTATATTATTTAAATCAGATTCTAATGCTCCCCTTTCTGATCTACCAATGTAAGCTTGAGGATTAAAACCAGAAAAAGGATATTTTTTGGCAGCGTTTGTAGTTCTTCTGTCTGCTTCAGAAAAATCAAATTCTACAAATTTTCCAGTCCCTACAGCAGCTAAAGTGTGATCTCCTGTTAGTTCTGATATTAAATTTCCAGATAATAAAGTAAAAGCACTTTTGTCTCCTTCAGCTGTATGAGCTACACCAGAGCCAAATACCCAGCCAGTGACTCCTGTATGAAAGTATAAGATAGTGCCGCTAGAGGGTGTTCCAGTATAGGATGCATAATTTTGATACCGTGGGTCGCCTTGTGCCCCAGTAGCATCTTCATAACCTTGCGTGTAGCCAGAAAACGAATAAGTTCCTGTAAATCTAGACCAAGCAACTGTATGATCTTCTCCAGTTACCTCTAGTTCAGCATAACGAACTCTATTTAAATCAGCAAAACCTGTTTGTATTTCTAATTGTGAATCGGCTCCAGTTGGATTATATACAGTTAATATAGCATTAACATCCGTGGTGTTAGCAGTATTACTTACCCTAATAGTTTGATTCGTAGCGTCTACCGCTAAGACTTTTCCATAATTAGTTATATTTGTTTTTAAGTCATCCTCAATTAGGACTAAATCTCCAGGTTTGCATAGTAGACTCTCTAATCCAGCAGTAAAAGCGACAGACTGATTTTCTTTTATTTTTGAGAAAATTTGATGTTGAGCTACACGGCGAGCCATTGCTCGGGACGTTATTCCAACCCCTTCAATTCTTTTCTTAAAGATTCCTTTTTCTTTTATGTTGTCTTCGTCCTCTACAACCTCTATTTTAGGAACAAAGTTGTCGAAACGATCATTAAATGCTACCTCAATAGTATTGAATTGCTCGTCTCTCCTATTATTGGAATAGAAAAACAAACCATCTTTAACAGTTTCGTTAGTAAATATATTTACAGGATTTCTGGGCCTATCATCGACGAAACTAATTGTAGTATCATTAAAGAATACTCTACCTCTAAATATTGCTGCTATTGTATTTATTGCATCAAATATTTTTTGGCCTTGATCGAACACTATATTACAAGAGAATCTTGGTTCCTTGCCACCTCGTCCATCACTAACCCCCTTAAAAAAACCAAGATCATCAACAGCATCACAAAATCTACCTATATTGTATAGTTCCCAAATATTTATATTGCTGGGGTCAATATGAGTCCCCATTCCATATCTGTTATTTGTTAGTAAATCATATAAAATCCAAGCGGGGTTATCTGTCCAGTGTAGACCATCCTTTAAAGACCCATCCCAGTCACCGTTATAAACTAATTTGTCTTTTTTATCAGTTGAGTTAAATTCCTCACTATTATTATAATACCTTTTATCTTTGCCATTAGGGAGAACAGGATCATAATTACTTGGTATTTTTACTTTTTTTAATTTACAATCAAAAGTTCTTCTAGGTATCGCTGAGAAAGATTTAGAGTCTAGCTTAGTTCCTATAATAGATGAAAAAGGATAAGGTAAAGGCGTATCAATGATCTCAGTTACTTTATCTACAGAAACTATTTTATTTATAAGAACAGAATTAGTTTCAAAAGATAGCTTTGTTATTTTAACATATCTTTTAACGGTGCTATCAGCGTCGATAGTGCCAGCTTCTATACCTGATTCGCCATCAGCGCTTAATATAGATTCTTTATTAGTTATAGCTGGCGGTAGCTCAAAACCTGCATTTAGATTAGTATCACTGCCATCTAAATTTACCACATATTCTCTGGATGAATCACCTCTGTAATCTGGGTTGCCTATATCAATAATAGTCCCCCCTTCGATTAGAGCCACTATCCTATAATTATATGTTTTATAAGGCTGTTCCAAGCCTTGCGAACCCTCCTCAGTAATACCTAAGCTACCTGTCTCTACCCTTATGTTAAGAACAGCTGGAAACTTAGAAGCAATATCCATTTTTTGATTATCAGAATCTGTAGGAGTCACTTCAAAAGTAAGCGTGTCGCTAAGATTGGAGACATTTAAAGAAATAAAAGCTCTATTTACGTTTGGATTATAGACTGTATGTATAACAGAAACTGCATCCTCATTCCAACTTACCAAAGATCTTTTGGCCCACTCTGAATAATTTTTTGGTATTTCATCAGATCCAGTTCTTCTTTCGTCATCACTACCCTCTGCCACTGGTAAGCCATCATCTCCTACTGTTAAGTTAAAATTATCTGCTGTGTCCCTCGATAAAACCTCACTCTTAGTGAGCATATCTGCGTTCATAGAGATTCTTTGAGGGGCAAATCTTTGAGTTTTAGAAACTTCTGGAGATGATAATGCCCCAGATGCTGATTTGTCTGCGTTAAAAGCTCCAAATAATTCACGATTATAAATATGATCAATGAATACAGTCTTAAAATAAGATAAGGGATTTTGATATTCTGACCCTTGTCTAAATTCGGCTAAAACATTAGAAAAATTAAATTTTAAATCATCATAGTAATATTCACTAGATATGCCTAATGGTAGTGTAGTTTTAGTATACTTAAAAGATTCTATGTCGCTTATTAATCTATATACTTCTTCATTTACTGAGTAAGTATATCCTCTTTGATAAAAATCAGAATTAGCTCTTTGTAATCCAAACGAATCAATAGCTTCGCGGACATCTGCTGATTGATTTAGAGTTTGTAAATGATCTAATAAATTAATACTTACATTAGAAACTTCTAAAGGTATTTTAATTAATACAAAACCCGTGATGTCACCCGTTAAGATTCCGTTTTCATCTATCGTAGGTGACGTAACATCAAAAAATTTTACCCCCCTACGCTCAAGCAATGTTTGAAGTGTATATCCAAACTCAGTGCCAAAAGGTCTTGTGACCATATTTTCTAATATGGGTAAACCCTCATCATCACTGCCAGCTTTTATATCTGTATCAGCTAAACTGCTATTTCCAGTTTCACTTACTTTAGCTACAACTAAAAGACAGGGATTTTCTTGATTTTGCTGTTCTAAATCACTTACAGCTGTAGTTAATAATTCTTCGTTACCAAGATTAGCCCAATCACCTAAGTTTGATAATGCTTTAGTAGCTAATTGTAGTTGTATTTTAGCGGGTTGTGCTGCGATAAATGCGAACCCAGGTTGTCTAAGAGATTCCTCACGTTGGAGGCGCAAACTATTAAGATCATCGTTAATAAATTCTAATGTTCTCTCTATTGACTCAGAAAAATAAGAATAAGAACCTAAAACTGATCCCCAGTTGCTCCAGTGATGATCTTCTCCAAAAGGATTTTCTCCATCACGGGTCTCTGTGCCTCTAGAATAAAAATTTAAGTTTAAATTTGTATATAAACTTATCATTAAATTTGAACTCGCAAGATTTGCAAAATCCATCCAGTGAACACTTTTATGATCGCTAGGTAATCTTTCAGTATAACTGAATCTGGCATTATCGTCATCAAGAGTTGTTAATCGGTCATTATTATAAAATGCGAAAAACTCTTTATCGTCTACCCTGTCTTTTATAAATGCTCGTAATCCAAATCCTTCAGTGTTAACTTTTCTGATAAATGCGTTTCCTTCATCGAGACCAATTGTATTAACTTCTTTAGATTCTTTTCTATAATACAAGGAGCAATCAGGCCAAGCTTGAGATTCTAGATCAGGAGCTTGCCCATCATCAGAATTTAAAGCAGAAATACGTGCGTCTCTGGACCTTTCATCTGCCGAGCTTAATTCTCTAAAAAATCTTTTTAGATTAGTCACAGCTGTATTAGTGCCGTTACTTAAAACACAATTTAAAATCTCTGCTGCTTCTAATTCTACATCAGGGAATTCTTGATTTAATTGCGGTTTATTACTAACTGCAACAGGAGTATCGTCTAAATAAATACCTTGTAATATCCTGATACCTTGTAGCAATTGTCCGTCTTGATCAACTAATCCTTCAATTGGACCATCGCTTATTAAGTCAATAGTTTCAGCAAAACTATGAGATGCCCCATATTGTAGTTGTCCTAATATTGGAGGTTTGTATACAGGAGGTTTAGGTTGGTTGCGATTTCCGCCAGCACCAGCTATACTAAGTTTTTTAAGTATATGACTCATATTACTATCCTTCGTAAGCTGCTCCTTGACCATCACCTTCCTCGCCTAAGAATAATGGTCTCTCTTGCCTGACATTAGTGTTGACGGCTACTTCTCCTTCATATCTATTATCAGTTAAAATATAATTAGGATCTGAATATTGAGGATATGATTTTATTGTAGCTTGTATAACTTGGGTTCCGACTTTCAATCTTCCATATCCTATAGGGACTGGCGCTCCTTGACTCGCCACATTGACTCTATTACTAAATATTAAAGATTGAGTGTTAGCTCTAGCTTCGACCTCTAAGGCATCTATCTCAGGTTTTGGGGTTAAAGCGTAAGTTATTGTAGCGAATAAGACTGCAAAAAAAAGCTTCTCGAAAAGCACGGCAAGCTCAAAACCACTAGACCCAGCTATTAAAGGAACCAGATCGATTCTTTTAGGGTTTTGAAAAGACTCCATGTGAGATGGATCTGTCAATCTATTTTGGTTTATGATTATTTCATAACCTAACCCTTGTTTTTGTAATTCTACTAATTTGCTAATAAAACCACTTCTGTTGCAATCAATAGCTTGCAACACATGTTTAGGATTACCTATGTTTAAAACAAAGGTATTACCATACTCCTCTCCTAGCGCACCATGTATTTTTACAAGTGTCATTTTACAGCCTTAATCCTCTCTAGTTTATTTACATCTCCTTCTATGGTTTTGGGTGAATAAATATTTATTTTTTTTGTATTTAGGCTATATATTAAAAATGCTTGCCTACAATTATCTGACATTTTGATATCAAAATCTGACTCTTTTTCATCACCATTTATATGACTATGGAAAACAGCGACCATATTATAATCTTCCTTAAACAACAAATAACTTAAAGGATTTATAAGAAAGTAATTAGCAGGGTCATCAGACACATTTCTTTCTAATTGAACTACATATTGCTGTGTTTTTGTGTCAAAACCTAAAAAACCACAGATTTCTCTAGTAAAATTCTTGTGAGCTATCTCTTTTATTTTATGCAGCGCAGATTTTTCTCCTTTAATATATTGAAGAGTTTCTTTCATAACTAAATCCATCAGTTCCTGGGTAACCACCAAACCGTGGGAATGGTGATGTTTCGTTTGATAATAATATTTGAGGTGCTTCTTGGTAGCTTTCCTCTATCGCCGAGAACACACCGCTACCAGTTAAGTGAAGCCCATAAGGTTGAGTAGCATCTGAGTGAGTTCCTGTCGCTATCCCATGAATATCTCTGAGGCCATTACCTATACTAGTATGACCAGTCGTGCCGTCCCACCACGCCACCAATCCATTGCCAGTTATGGAAGAGAAAATCCCTGTGCATTCGTAATAATCGCGAGGTGCAACATCAAATTTGTTAGCTGTCTCTGTTTCATTAGGCGTTCTTATAATCTTGTATAAGAAATCTAGTTCATCAGAGGTTAGTTTCCTGCTCCATATAGCCCAAGGCCCTATTGCACCATTGATAGTAGATATAAACGACTCAGCGTTTGTTTCAAAACCGCGATTACCGAATCTTTTTTCGACTGCACCCAAGGTAAATGTTTGAGGAAAGCAGGGCGCAGAATCACCCGCTGTAGTAATTAAATTTGATCTACTGTTTAAGCTGGCGAAGTTACCATTAATTAAATCCCCTTCGACAGCTGTCTGCTGATTAGAGGGTGGTATAGGTAAATTATTAACTTTTATCGTTAAGCTTGTGTCCAAATTTCTAACTGACGATTCAGGAGGGATTGGGGTTGGATTTACTAAACCATCTAGAACTCCTTGCACTCCTGTTTCGTGAGTTATTGAATACTGTTGCCATTCTCTGCCAGCTCTCCACCATCTCGCGCCCTTTTGAACTGAATTTAACATATTAATTTCAGCGTTCACGGGTGTTCCTTCAGCAGTTGGGTTTTCTATTTGAGATAGATGGAATGAATCAATGTTTCTATTATTTAGAGCTACTTTATTAGAGCCACCGATATTAATAAATCTAGCAGTCGGGAAGTTGCCGTCATCTCTTGTGGTTGTGCTGAATATTCCTGCATCTATTGGGCTGTTTACATTAACATTTGCCCATCCAACTACACAGAATTCACCAGTCATTATCCCAGTAAGCTCACTTTGTGTGCTAAAAAATCTACCAGAATTGATTGGGCCGATGTAAGATGTGTTACTTTTCGCTCCTTCTAGTTTAACGCCACTAAAGCCCGTTTGAATATTTTGGCCTTGTATAAAAGATAGATTTGGGTTATCGTTAAATCTTTTCTGGCAAGCGCTAAATTTTTTAGTGCATCCATCTTTTTGCCAAAAACTCGGATTACCCTCTGGAATTTGTGCGCTATTACCACTGACGCAAACGTAAACTGTTTTTAAAGGTGTTCCAGCTATTGAAATAGTAGGACTTTTTACATAAACTGTGTCCCCAGCTTCATAAAGATTTGATGCACTCCATTCAGCAGCAGGATCGAAAAAGAAATCCAATCTGGATTCTGGACCAGACGCATTAGGATTTAGAGATCTTCTATATTTAGGCGTTATTGAATTACCGTCGATGTCACGAAATTGATTACCATCTTCTTGTTCTATAGGTTGACCCTCATATCGACAACCTTCTCCTCTATATTGCCAGTAACAAAATTTAGAAACAACTCCTCTAGAGTTAATGCTAAAGCTTTCTAAATCTAAAGGTGAGTTCAATTCAAACTCTACAAATAATTTAGATTCTGATATTTTTCTACCAACTATCCATTCTTGGTTTGTTAGCTCTGCTTTAGGATCTGCCACACCAAAAGGATTACCTCCATCGAAATTTTCATCATCTAAAAATTTGACAGATACCCTTTTTCTTACTAACTTAGCATTTACAAAATCTTTGTAATTTTGTAGAAAATTTGTAATAATATTGTTCTTATTAGTTACTTTTACTTTTGGCCTAGCCAGCTGACCATCAGCTAAAATATCAAAACCATCTGTTTCTATTGCTAGAGGTAAATACTGAACTCCTTGCCAAACTAGAGATTTGTCATATAATGTTCCACCGTGAAAACCTAAAAACAAAGTCGGCTTATTTATCCTGTCTGGGAAAACTCTAAATAACTCTAATACAGCTGTGGGTTGCAAATCCAGAAGACTCTTAGCTACTTTATTTTTACCCTCTCCCGCCATATCTAGAATTACACCTTATTTTTATATTATATAATAAAGAAATGAAAATTACACACTTAAGCGAAACTGACGAGGTTTGGCCTTTCTTTTATGATTTTTGTATAAAATCTAAACCTTATGATTTTTGCTGCATACCATCGAAGAAAATTAGAGATAAAAAAATAAAAAATAGTTTCGAGGATTACAGTGACTCCATAGTTTACAAAGCAGAGCATAATGGTAAGGTTATGGGTTTTGTTTTTTTAGAGGAGCAAGAGTGTTGCCTTGATGTTAATTTTATTTTTGGTGTGAGAAAAAACTTTACAAGTCCTAAGCTAATTACGGCTGCACATGCTATTTTTGATGATGCCTTGATCAAATTTAATAAAAAATACTTAAAAAGTCAGGTAAGAAGGACGTTTAAAATAGAATCATACATAAAATGGGTTGACAGATATGATAAAAGAGCTATTATACTTGCAGATGATAAAAAAACAATAGTTTGGTGTAATTCAGATCGAATGAGTGTAAAATTTAAAGTAGTCGGCGCTAATAAAGCCACAGAGCACTTGCTGGGTAAAGAAGCAGAGATGGGTTATACTAGAAAAGGCCCACGAACAACAATAAGAGAATTGTTTTTTGATGATAAAAAATACATTCTAGACGAAAAAAGTGTTGACTTTTTACCAGAATTTGTATTAATACATGGATTCCTGTCAGACGATAAAAAAGCTGTGGGGAAAATAGCATTAGAATTCAAACCTAAAAAATAACATGCATTGCGTATCTTACAGAGTATACAACCGAAAAGGTCAGTATCACCATTGTTACAGTAATCAGCTAGACGGTGCCCGTGATTGGGCAATTGATTGTGCCAAGTCAGTTCATGGCTCGGTAAAGGAAGTTTCTGAAAACGGGGAAGAAAAAGAAATCTTCTCATGCAAGAAAATGACCAGTGCTAAGTCTAATTAAATCCCTTGTTAAGTCATTAGAATTATTCTTGTCTTTAAAAAACAAGAAGTTTTACTATGATTTGCATAAAGAACATAGAAAAACCGAAGCTGAACTTATAAATGAAATTGAAAAACTTAGGTCTACTGGTCATAGCAATGACGCTGATCGTGCTGACATCTTGCGGAGGCAGCTCGACTACGAAAATAAACAGTTTGAACATCTATCAGCCTTCTACTCTAAGACTGAAGAAGAATAACCCTGTGCTTACTAAGGATGGCACATATACCCCTCTTACTGACGAGGTTTGGCATTCCGATGCTCGTTATCGAAGGTTAGAGCGAGAAATTTATTTTAGAGGCAAATAATCCTTGACATATTCTCATAACTAAACTAAACACGTAAATAATGAAGACACTAATTAGTCTTATCACAATGTTGGGCGTTGCTATTTGTAACGCAGGTTCTCACGCTACTCTCGCGGATAGCGTTTCTGTCGAAGCTGGTATTGCGTATAGTAATACTTCTACAAGCGGAGGTCTGGCTATTAGAGATGACTCTACTAGCGCTTCTATTTTACTTGGCTCGCCTCTTTCTGGTGGTGTTGCATCTGTTGGGATTGATCTCCACAGAGCTGATGGTGAGACTGAGGCGGACGTAAATATCGCTTGGGGTGTTCCATTAACTCTGTTTAATGTCACACTTGACACTGAAGTTTACTTCCAAAAGATTGATTCTAGCTATGGTGGCTGGGAAGAAGTCGGAGTTGGAGCTACCTACGGTTTTGATTGGGTCGAAGTTGGTGCTAGTCTCTGGCATGAGCTTGGATCAAATGCAGGATACGGCGTGGAGCTTACTGCTTCCCGTGAATTCACCACTCCTGTTGAGGGACTGACAGTCAGTCCTTTTATCGCCGTAAACTTCGCTGATTCTTACGATGCAATTGAAGTCGGAGTATCAGCTGATTATCAGCTGACAGAGGATGCAGTAGTATCAGCTAAATTGTCATTTAACGATAATGATGCTGACGGCACCGCTTATTCCTTGCAAAAGGATTGGGTAGTTGGAGCTGGTCTTACTTACAGCTTCTAATTTATTTAAAAAAAATTAAAATTAAGCCCCCTGCAAAGGGGGCTTTTTTTTGTATCAGGTGTAAATAAGTAAACATGGAACCCGAAAAGTCTATTATAAAGGAGTTTCTTAACGGAGGATGGTTAGTTCCAATGGTTGGTGCTGCCGCCATGTTTGCGAGACTTTTGTCAGGTCATAATGAATTGTCATTCAAACAACAGCTCAAAAGAATACTGACAGCAGCAATTGCTGCGGGTATAGCTTGGTTTGTTTTAGAGCAAACTGACGTTTCCTCACTTACTAAAGCCATCACGTATGGTATTATTGGGGTTGTGAGTCCAGAGATAATCTCTGGGATAGTTCGACTTGGGGAAAAGTTCGCTAAGAATCCAGAAAAATTTATTAAAAGATGAGACCTAAGTTTATAGTTTATTGTCTGGCTGCTATTTGTTTATCTTTCGCATGGAAGGGTCTTACTCTTACAGAGAATATAAATAATACCTTAAAAGATAATGCTCGACAGTCTGAATCATCAATCATGGAGATAGGGATGTGTTTTGATTGGTATGGAGTTATAATTGTTAATTCTGTTATAAAAACATCACATGGCGTGATAACAACAGAAGAAATGGTTGATATTCTTGAAGAAGAACGTCAAAACAAAAACGAGTATTTAGTCGGTTACAAAAAGGATATCACAGAAGATGAGATACCATACGCAGATTTTGTTTTTAAACAGGAAGAGAAGATAAGTTCCTACGTAGATGATTTAATCAAGTGGGGACTAAATAATGATTTAGATAAAATAAAAGCATCTATACCATTGATGTATGAAATGACTGACCCAACAATTGATGCCATAAATAATATTATGGATACTAAAATGTATTACAATGAGGGAAGGTCAGAAGAATTAAGCCTAGACATAATGCAATACAGAGACTTTATGATATTAACTGTTGTTTTATGTTTTGTAATGTGTGTTTGTGCTGGCTTTAGTAGAAGGTGTGCATAATGAATTTTAAAGGTAAAAAAGAAGTTGTAAAAGCAGTGCAGAAACTTATCGGTGTTTCTGCTGATGGGGCTGATGGTCCTGTAACTTGGAACGCAATACTGGCTAAACTATCTACAAAAGAAACTGCTGATGCCACAGGTAGTGTAGCAGAAAAAATGGTTCAGTTAGCTCGCGGTGAAATAGGAGTTTCAGAAGTTGACGGCAGTAACTGTGGGCCAAGGGTTGACGAATACAAAGCTGCGACTTGGCTAGATGCAGATAAAGGCTGGCCTTGGTGTGCTGCTTTTATTTGCTGGTTAGTTAGAGAAGCTATACAAGGAGAGACAGTCGCATTTAAAAGACCTCAAACTGCTGGAGCTTGGGACTTTGAAAACTGGGCTAAGAAGCAAGCTGGCAATGGTGTTGAGTTAAGAAAGCCAACAAACGAAGATATCAAAGCTGGTGATATAGTTGTGTTTAGTTTCTCTCACATTGGCATAGCAGTCAAAGACATTGATTCAAGTGGTTATGTAACCACTATAGAGGGTAATACCAACGGTGCTGGTAGCAGAGAAGGCGGTTCTGTTTTAGAGAAGAAGCGTCACGTTTCCAAGATAAGAAGCAGGATTAGAATTCTGTAAGTTTTTCTTGACACAAATACTCCTCGCTCTAATATCCTCTTGATGCGTATCAAGATAGAGAAAGCTGATATATTTAACTACGTAGTTGGTAATACTAATTACGATCCTATAGAGCGTCAGATAGACCCAGAAAA